AATATAGCCTCTAAATAACACGGCTTCTCATTAAATTGATCTAGTATGTATTCCGCTGTGTTTTTGTGAGGTATCGGATTAACCATGTACTCGGTATCCATCTTCTCGCCCTTCTTAACAATCTTGATGTCATAGAAATAAGGCGCACCCCAATCTTTGTCGTTGCATAGAGCCTCAATAGCATTACGAATAGACGCTTGTGTTATATGCAAAACTTGAATGCTCTCCTCTTCGTAATTCCATACAACAAATGACCAAAAATGCTTAATAGCTTTCTTTGGGTCATATGGACGTTGCGGCTTTTCATCCATCTTGTAGCGAACTGGCTTGGTATCTAACCAATCTTCCCAGCCAACAATTGGAGCTGTTAAAATACGTACTCTATTCTCTCCGTCTTGGAGCTTCATATAATTATTTGATGACCTTGGTGCTGGATAGCCTTGTGGTAAAAATGACATGGTTGACCTTGTGATTTGGTTTGGTTGGGTTTGCTTGTGTCCGTTTTTGCGAAGTATTAAAGACATACTTCCTCCTTTAATGTAACTGAAGGGTTTGTCAAAAGATAGCCAAAATTAAATATTTTTGATCTATGTCGAATCACCTTTGGCTGATGGTCTGGAAATTCAAACCTTACGCCTAATAGGTGTTGCGCTTCGTCTAAATGATTTTCTAGCCTAGACGTGTCTAAAGCTGTGTTTTCATATAACATCTCTAGAACAGCGCGTAAATGGTCTCCAGCTTCACGTATGATATCCTGGGCCTTGTCGCACTCATGACAGTCTGGTTGCGTGCAACTGTCTTCTTCGTAGTAATACATTTGGTGGTTCCTTCTAGTTTTGGTTGGTTGGGTTCTTATCTCAGCTATTCGCTGTGACATATGTAAATATAACACACCATGCTATTTAATGACAATAGAAACAATTAAACAAAAACAACAAACCGTTAACATGAGATGTCTACAAAACAAGTTGTTGCTAAAAATGTGCAAACATATATATAAACATGCTCTTCTAATCAGGAGGGTTAAAATGGAATTAAAAAGTTGGCTTAAAAAAAACCGCGTTACGCAAGTTGCGTTTGCATCGCATTTAGGTGTAACACAATTTTATTTATCCAAAATATTAAATGGAAAATATTACCCCAGCCGATCCTTGGCTATTAATATAGAAACATTAACAAATGGAGAGGTGCTAGCACAAGATATCATGTTTCCAAACACCCTGCTTTCAGAAAAAACTAATTTAATGGAAGATAAAAGAACGCAGCGATAGAGTAAAAAAAAGAGGGGGCCGAGCAACCAACTCAGCCCCCAAGAAACCCAACCAGCATAAAGAACCACCAATACGCTAGATAAGAACAAATGTATAACCACACTTATAATTGTGGTTTTTTTATTCTCACAAAAACAATGCTCTTTTTTGTATTAAATTTACACTAAAAAAACCCAACCAAACCAAATCCCCTGTAAATATACTGAGAAAGGATAAAGGAAAAGTAGATGCCCCCAAAAGATATCCTAGAAAATGTTGGTACCAGTGACTTCAGAATATATAACGTATCATTAGCAAAAGAACTCACCATATACGCCTCAGTAATAGTCAGCGAATTCTATAACCAATACATCTCGTGCAAGAAAAATAATACCCTACAAACACTTCCAGGAAGCAAACTAAAATGGTTTTTCTATGACATCGAAACAGTCTATCAAAGACTAGGTATCTCAGAGAATGAACAGCGTGTCGCGCTCAAGCTACTAGTATCATATGACCTCATCGAGAGACGTGTCTCAGGGCTGCCAGCTAAACGATGTTTTGCTCTAAAATTCGACAATATTCAAGAATTTCAAAAAAACATTAAAGAGTTTGAAGATACTATTCAAAATTTAACCAATGACAATGAAGAGCACGTTCAAAATTTAAGTAGCAACAATTTTGTGATAAAACAAAATTCTAATGATATTGAATTTGCGGTAAATCAAAATTCTAATGTTACCTCAAAAAACTTGCAAGAAGTCTATAATTCACCCGGCTTGCCACGTGAAATCAACAGAATTGACGTTAAAGAACATTTTTTGAAAAAAAAAGCTCCCATATTACATAATACTCATGAAGCTATGTATCTCAATACACCTATTCATGAAAATACATACATCAATAGTGAAAAGAAAAAAAACCCGCGTGCGCCCGCGTACGCACACGCACACGAGGGCTTAGCCGATATTGAAAAAAACACTACTCGGCCTTCGGCCTCGCTTTTTTCTTTTTCTAATTCTAATTTTATTTTACACGGAAGTCATGTTAAGTTAAAAAGCGAAGATTATACCAAGCTTTGTAAAAACCATACAAAAGAGCTCATTGATGTTTTAATCACAGAAATGAACGATTATTGCGCTGCAAATAAGCCTAAAGGCTATAAGTGCTATGCGGCAGCTCTTAGAACATGGGTTAGGAGATACAGTGAAAACAATCCTACAAACTACTACAAAGCCAAACCAATCAACCCCGATAAGCCGGTCATGGCAAAGCATCCACCAGAAGCCATTAAGCAAAATGAGACACCTGAGGAGCGTAAAGCTCTTGGTGGGAAGAGGATAAACAAATCACTCTATAGCCTACTTGCTTTTCAGGGCAGGGATATGGAGGGATATATCCTCGATGAAACAATTTAAGGATATAACTTTAGAAAGCAACGCGGAATATATTGTAGAGCCAATTGTTTCATGGGAATATTTTTCAAAGTCAGAGGGAATGGGGGTAGATTCTGAGGGTGCGGATATAGAAAAACTAGATATTCATACACGATCAATAGCCATTCAGCTTATAGCGTGGGCAAATAACCCACAAAAAACTCTGTATCTTTGGGGTGCACCTGGTTGTGGTAAGACATTTGCGGGAATTGCCATTTTAAAACACGTGTTTAATAAGTATAAAAAACCATGGATACGCTATTTAGAGGCCTCTTTGATTACAGATATAGGAAAGAAAAAAGGAACATCATTTCTCCAAGACACCTATGCGGAGTGTGATCTTTTGATGGTGGATGATTTAGGGGTATCAATGCCTGCAGAATGGGAGCAGAGGTACACTTACGACCTTTTCGACAGACGTTGCCAGCGTTTAGATAAGCCAACAATTGTCACAAGCAACCTATCAAAAAAAGAATTAACAAAAGTAGTAACAGAGCGGGTAGTTTCACGATTACGAGGCCAAGAGTTTGAATTTATAACAGGAGACCTCAGAAACTAGCGTTTAAACGCATTTAATACCACCTAGAACGAGCGATCTTGTGTTAAACGCAAGATTGTAGGCCTAAAACGCGTTCGTTGATTCTAGGTGCCTTAAAACAAGAAATCAGAAAACTCAACCAAAACCAGAAAAAGGACCAAATGAAACATAAATTGGATAGTTTAGACAAGTTGTTGTTAGCAATCAGCTTTTTTTCGGCCACCTGTTTTTTAATAACAGTTACACAAGGATGTTCTTATACAAACAAGAAGATGGGACAAAACGACGATTGGATTGGCGAAGAGATTGTAGAAGAGGTAATTAAATCACAAACAGGCTTGAGAGTAGATCTTACGCCAGAATCACAAGAGAGGTAGTAGGTTTAAATGAGTAGCATTGATGAGATACGAAAAACGAAAATCAGAGCAGCACTGGAAAACACAAATCTAACATTTGGCTCACTAATTAGAACTATTCGTTCGGCATTAGGCGTTAAGTTATACACAGCATGTGAGGAAACGGGTATTGGTGATCAAAAGATGAGGGCTTTTGAATTAGGAAGATTTAGCAGGAGGCCAGATGAAACAGACATCAAGTTGCTGGCTGAATATTACGGAATTGAATACGAAAATCTTGTGGACAGAGTTGATAAACACATTGAAAGATCACGTAAAATGAGAGAGGAGAAGGGGCTTATATGACTGAATATCAATACACAGATACTCAATCTCTAATTGATAGTAATAAATATCCATTTACGCGAGAGCAATTTAGATATCTTCTGAGACATCGTGATAAGAACGGGCTTAACAAAGCCACTCGAAAGATAGGGAAGTGCATTTATTGGCGCTCAGACCTATTTGACGAATGGATTGAAAGTCATGCAGAAACAACAGAGTGAAATATTCGTGGGATATGAAAAAATTAAAAAAGAAGAACGGAGATGAAATACTAGATCTCATTTCTGAAGATGAAATACTAGATCTCATTTCTGAAAACGATTATCTATCATTTATATCAATTCTATCTGAATTATCGAGTTTAGAAATTGATTCTATTTGGGATAAGGATGAGCAACTTGGACAGATACTCACAGACTCAATAAGTCTATACAAAGAGTTGTTAGAGCTTAAGGAACAGTTTTTTTGGGCTCATGAAAGGAGGTTCAATAAGTGAAGATAACAATATTTGGAGATCCAATTTCCAAAATGAGGCCAAGATTTGCTCGTCGTGGGAAATATGTTTCTACATTTGATCCGCAAGAAGAGCAAAAGTTAACAATAAAAGAGCTATTAAAACAGCACTTTAAAGAGTGTTTAGAGAGTAATGATGTTAAAATCGCAACAGAGGCCAAAAGATTTGCCTCTACGCCATTCTTTGAGTGTGAGCTATCGTTTCATATCAAAGCACCAGAAAGTTGGTCTAGCGCACTAAAGAATGAGAAAATATGGGGTATAACGAAATGTGACAATAAATGTGACCTAGATAATTACGAGAAGTTCTATCTTGACTGCATGAACAAAATTATATTTAATGATGACAAGCAGATTGTAATCCTAAAATCAAGCAAACATTACTCACTGGATCCAAGGGTTGAAATTAATATTTCATCTATATCGTCTAGCGATATTACTGAAGAAGCCAAAGGGGTGTTAAGGGTATTAGGTCCAAGCGAGGTTAGGGAATTGTTTGAACTTTGCTACGAATTGCATTGTTTAATTAAGGATGCTCGAGATGATGATGTTAATCCGAATTGTGATCTCAGTTTTTATGAAGCATATAATGAAATACAACTTTCCAAGACCGCTATAATTTTATCTGAATTGGCTGACAAATATGCTGTACCGTTAAAAAAAATAAAAACTAATTACGGAAATCTTTGGAAGGATGTGCGTGAAGATTATACAACTAATAAAGAAGTGGTTTTGTCAAAAAAAACAGAAGACTGAGATAGAAGTCGTTATTAAGCGAATTCCTATTATTAACTATCCCGAATTAATGACTTACGTAAATTGCATGATAAATAACCATAAAGGGCGCTTTCTCTCGATTAACTCAGAAGTTATCACGACTCAAAGCAATGGGCCAAATTATCTATTCGTTACAATTGTATTTGAAGTCGATAAAGGAGAGAAATAAGCATGCCACTACACAAGGGAAATTCCCCAAAAACCATTGGGAAAAACATTAAAGAACTGAAACAATCTGGTCGTCCACAGAAACAAGCTGTGGCTATTGCGCTATCAACAGCAGGAATAGCAAAAAAGAAACCCAAAAAACCCAAGAAACCAAAAACCAAAAAGGAATAACAACCACAATGCCACAACAATACACAGTTACCTTTTATTACCTGGACGATAAAACTGCCTCGCTTGATCTTGAGGAGCGTTTTATCATTGATTTTATGAACCAATTTGAAGCCGGAAAGACGTTTTACAATGATTTAAAAACAAATCTATTTTGGTTTAACAAAGAAAAAGTACGGTATGTCACAGCTGTTAGGAAAGAAATGTTTGACCACAGAGAGAATTTCTAAGAATGGATAAAATAGAAATTTCAATTCTTGTTTTTATAGCACTAGCACCGTTGTCTTTTTTTATTCTTATTAAATATCTTGTATGTCTTATTTTTTGATCTATGATGGAAGATAGCGGAATTATTGTTAGTTGGCATATAGAAAGCAGAAAGATTGTTGACCTTCGTGATCATTCAAAGAATCCGAGAACTCTGTCTAAACAGCAAGCAATTCACTTAGAGAAAAGCCTTAGGAAGTTTGGGCTAATAGACAAACCTATTATTAATCTTGATAATGGAATAATAGGCGGTCATCAGCGCATTAGGTTGTTAAAGGCTCTTCAAATAGAAGAGGTTGAGTGCTGGGTTCCTTCTTTCATGTTAAATCCAAAAGAGGTGGACGAACTCTGTATTAGGTTAAATAAGAATACTGGAGAATTTTGCTGGGACACTCTGGCGAATCTATGGGATGGTGACGAGCTTATAAATGCAGGCTTTTCAGAGGGTGAATTGCTTGATGAAAAGGTCGTTACTAAAAAGAAATCATTGAAAATCATATTAGAATTCGATACTTCTGAAGGAATGCAAGACTGTCTTGCGAGTAAAGAATTCAATGAGATCAAGCGTTTCGACCCTAAGATAAAAGTAAAAAAATGAGTATTTTTGATACCAATATTAAGTTGTTACGTTTTTTAAGAGCATATCAAACCCGTCAGTTACATGAGCTCGAATGTATTGTAGAGGAGTTGGATAGACTGGAATTATACATTGAAGGACTGGAGGATATGATGGAGTTAGTCGAGGAAGAGGATTCTGTTTCTTTGACGGACTGGATGCTATGATGGAATGAATCGAGGAACTAGTGTTTCTCGTGGAACAGATCTAAAAGAAAGTTGAGTATAAAGAATTAGATTATGAGTGTATTACCTCCAAATTATAATTTTGAGCATATTGTAGAGGCTCTTTACGAATGCAGAGGGTTTATTATTTCTTCACTTAAATATATTGACGTTAAGTGGGGCTATAAACTGACTAGAGAGGTTCTTAATGCAATTATTGTAGAAAACGGAATGAAAGAATGGTTGGATGATATTAGACGTTCTCTAATTGAGGATTCGCTAGCAACGGTGCTTAGGAAGGGTGTGCGAGAGGGTGATAACGCCTGTTTGTTTTGGGTGTTAGGAAAATATAAACAGCATATTGATTTCTTAGAACCAGCTGAGGAAAACAAGCCTGAGAGGGCTAATGGTGAAATTACTGACTTCATGAATAACCTAAAGAAAGCAAATGCCGATACAGCCTTTAAGCGAGATGCAGCTAATAGCGTTTCAACAGAGCAATGCTCGACTTAATATATTTGAAGGCCCTGTAAGAGCTGGGAAGTCATTTTCGTCGCTATTGCGTTGGATAGAATTCTGTAGGTCTGGTCCTAAAGGGCCTCTAATACTTGTTGGACGAACTGACAAGACAATCAAAAGAAACATAATCCTACCACTGCAAGATCTTCTTGGAGATTCCATAGTGTATCACCAACATAAAGGTGAAGTAATGCTATGGGATAGGATTATGTATGTTGTTGGAGCTAACGACGATAGAGCAGAAGCTAAGATTAGGGGATCTGAGTTTGCGGGTGCACTTGTCGATGAGGTGACTTTAATACCAGAAAACTTCATTAAGATGCTGCTTTCGCGATTGTCGGTAGATGGCGCTCAATTCTTCGGAACAACAAACCCGGATAGTCCATTCCATTGGTTAAAACGTGATTTTATCGATAGACAAAGCGAGTTGAATCTTGAGGTATTCTCCTTCAACATCAACGATAATCCTTCATTGTCAGAAAAATATAAATCTGATTTAAGGAAGGAATACCAAGGGTTATGGTATCAGCGCTATATAGAGGGAAGGTGGGTGCTTGCTGAAGGTGCTGTTTACGACTTCTTTGATGAAAGTCGGCATGTAATAGAGCATCCTCCGGGAACAGCAGATTATTATATTGTTGGCGTTGATTACGGAACAACAAACCCATGCGTCTTTTCTATGATAGGCTACTCTGGAGCAACTTACCCTAACATGTGGCTTGATAAGGAGTATTACTATGATTCAAAGGCAAAGCAACGGCAAAAGACAGATTATGAATATGCTAATGATTTAG